CTTCGCGATCAATTCTTTTTTCAGCCATTTTGGGCCTCCAGTTTTCTAATTTCAAGAGCATATTGCTCCGGGGTTAATCCTAACTTTTTCGCTAATGCAACTTGTGTGTTTGTCAGCTTTATCCGTTTGGAAGATGTGCTGCGCGTTGCAGGGGCGACTACGTTACTCGATTTCCGGACAGGTTCGGCTGCCGGTTTTTCAACCTCCGGTTCCTCAAATTGCTCTGGGAATCGTTTACGCATTGTTTCGTCAATACGTTTGTAATACTCGTCAGAACCGATAGTAACACCATTTCGCTTAAGTTTTTCATGTAAACCAAGCGCGGTTGCGGTCATTTCTTCGTCTTGACCAAACCAAAGGTTGTCTTCTTGCCATTCCGTTGCCTTTTTGTCAGGTTCTGGAACTTTTTCAGTCTGTTGAGGTATTTGTACCTCATTTCTTTCTTCTTGTAAAGCGGGCATTTTGAAGTTTTTTATTCTATCAAGCTGCAGGGTGGCATTTGTAATAGATTGCTGAGCATTCATCATGCCTTCGCTATCGCCCCCCTCGTAAGCCTCTTTATAGGATTTTTTAGCCATTTCTAGTTGTAAATCAGCCGTTGTTTTCATGGCAGCAACGTATTCTTTTTCTCCATTAGAGAGTAAATCTTTGATCCGCTTGTTTTCCTGCATCAAACGTTGAGCAGCATCAATAGCTGCTTGGCGCTCTCTATCTGAAGAATCCGCACGGCGGCGCTCGTCATGCCAGACTTTTTTCATCTGCACGAGTTTTTCTTTAGCCTCCAAACTGTACTTGTCTAGCTCATCAACTTCTAGCTTTTCAACCAGTTCCTTGGGTAAAGGCTGACGGCCCCGATCTTCTGGTGGGGTATCATCTTCAATTTCAATCTCTATTTCTAGACTATCTTTAGCTTCCAGCTCTTTGGCAGGGGGTGCTTCTTCCTTGCCTTTTGCTTCTGCTTCGTCTGGAAACTCAAATTCTACTTTTTCCATTTCAGCCATTTTTGTTAGCTCCTTTAAATAAACTTACGACTAATTCCGCGAGGATCGTCAACAACCGCCTCAACAGAATCATCATTGATAATACGAAATTCACGGCCATGGATAACAAGACGTGTGCCTGCGTTTGGTCGCACTAAGATAAAATCGCCTTTTTTACACCAAGCACCGTTAGGAAAACGGGTTGAATCTCTATAACAATCAGGGCCTAAATCTACAACAAATAACACGGTAGTTAGTAACTCATCGTAACGAAGGGTTTCATCCGCTTTTGCCAGCCCACTACTAAATTCTTTTTCTACTTCTGGAATAGCACAAAGAATTTTATAGCCTTGTGGCTTTGGTAACTGCTTTGCTTTTTCTTCTGCTTCTTTATTTAATACTACATTTAGATCTATTGCTTGTGATAAATCTAGGTTATTCATCAAAATGCTCCATCTTTTGTTGCAGGTCTAATATTTCTTGCCGCGCAATGAGCAGACCGTGTATCTCACCGCACATTCTTTGATAATCAGCAAAATCTTTAGCTTGGCCACTTGATACCCAAGTTCGTTTTTGTGCGAGTTCTTTATCTAGTTCTTGTACTAGAACATCAAATGCGTTCATTAATTATCCTTTTTAGACTTACTTTCTTTTTCAGGTCTTAATGCTCCAAAAGCTTCTTGAATAAACATTTTTTCCTTTTCATCCCGCATTTGTGCTGCGGTTTTTAAAGCGTCAAATTTGTTTCGATCTGCGTCATTTTTAGCTTGTGTGGCCACACGATCTTGATCAACGGCAATTTGTTGTGCTTTAAGCATTGCGTCAACTTGGTCTTTTGTTACCTTACGTTGTTGTTCTGCTTGCTTAATCTGGAGCTCTTGCATTTGCATTTGGATGAGTGGGTCCTGTGCTTGCTGCTGCGCCATTTGGGCTTGGGCTTCTTGTTGGGCCTGGCCAAGTAATTTGGTGCTAGCCTGAGCCATGAGACGAGACAATTCAACTTCAACACTCTTAGGTAATACTTGCTCTTCATCTTCTTCATCAACAACAGGAATACTAACGCCAAGAGTTGCCTCAATTTGTTTGCGGTACTCCATCCCTACGTGCTCATTAATATGGGCAGTCATCGCCGCCTGCATCACCTGGGCGATCTGTGGGTTCATACCTAAAACTTGTTGGATCTTAGGATTTTGCATCGCGGTAGTATGTACTTGAATATGCGCTTGATGGTCCTGATACATAAAGGCTTTTACTGGTTTGCCACGCAAAACATTCATATTCTCGGTAACCGGATCCGTTGGCTTCTCGTCATCTTCCATAGGCACCAGCTTTGCCGCGTTTTTAATTCCGAGCACCTCAAGCATCTGGCGATGTAAGAGGGGCATGTTGTAGAGTTGAGGAGCTTGTGTTGCCAATTGAAGTACCGCTTGGTACTGAACAATCTTTTGCGCCATTGTTGCTGCATTAGGGTCCGAAACCGGTATAACCTCAATATTGTCATAGTCCGATCTCTTCGCGCGAGGCGAGCCTTCAACTGGTACATAGCTATAGTCTTCTGGGGTGTAATCTGCAATGATTTTCTTTAGAAGCTTAAACTCTTGTTTCATTGAGTAATGGATACGCGCTTGAACCGCACTCATTACTTTTAGGGTTCTTTCTAAGATTGCCAGTGTAGTGCCTACCGGCGCATTTGCGCTCATGTCAGAAACCTTCATGTCACTTACTGAAGCAAAAGCACGGCCTTCTTGAATTACTTTATCAAGCAGTTGGGCCAATACAATAGATGGTTCTTTGTATGGAAGGGGTAGGATGTTGTCCCGCATAGTTCCAGATGGAACATCTACATCTCTAAATTCTCCTGGTGAAATAGGGGTGTCGTCTCCCTGTATTCGTAAACCACGAGTTTTAAAACCGCCTGGTAGATTTGCAAGGGTGCCAGCATCAATAAGTTGCCGAAGCATGGAAGTACCAGACTTAGCAAAAGCCCCAATGAGGTGAATAAGACCAAAACAATAAAAACCAAAACCTGGAATATATCCATAATGGACGAAGTGCTGCCTCTTTTGATGTGTCTTATCGTCGGGTTCCCAATTACGACGAATTGCTAAAATTGTGTTGCTGCCTTTCTCAATTGTTACGACATATGGCAGTGCAACACCTGTTAGTTCTTCGTTTTTGTCTTTATCTTCATAGCCCGCTAAATCTAAATCAACGTGCATTTCAAGAATCTTATAGCGATCGTCTGATGTCGCTCTAAATCCCATCTTTTCGGCAATTTTCTTTTCTACTTCATCAAGAGTATTATTAGGTTCACCTAAATCTACATCGCGATAAAAACCAGCATGTTGTAAACGTTTAAGTTCATTTTCTGTTTTACGCATTACATGAGTAATACGTTCTGCTGATTCTAGATTTGACGCACCGTATGGCACTACAATATCTTCTGCAGGCACAAACATAGCAACCTGACGATCAAGCGCCGGATCAATATAAATCTTTTTAAATGCGTTACCTGCAAGGCCTAAACCCCACAACATTCTCTCGTGCTCAGGTCGGTACTCCTGCATCACATCAGTTAACTGGTAGTTCATGTCGTCTTTGACACGTTCTGCTGCTTCTTTTTTCTCGGTGGTTTCTTTACCAATAATTTGTGTCTTAACGGGCCCCGCAGCAGGGAATGTAGACATCATAGTTTCAGACTGAAACTTGACTAGCGCTTCGCTAAGAATGGGGTGATACACACCACAAGCACCTTCCCAAGGCTCTGTTCTTTCTTCAATTCTTAAACCAAGTAGCTCTAAGCCATCAACGTATGTTTGAATCCAATCCCTTCTACTACCAATATCGGAATCAAAATCACCAATCAATTCACCAGCTAGACTAGCTAGTTCATTTCCATTTATATATTCTGCTAAATTAGCATCAAAATCTTCGTCTGAAGGTTCGGCGGGTTCAATCTCTATCTCCATGCCGTCAATACCAATTTTTACGGACTCTGGGTCTTCAATCTCAATTTCTATTTCCGGTTCTTCTACTGCTAAAGCTTCAATCCCTTGTGGGAGTTGGTATAACGCTTTATCTATTGCCATAATGTTTCCTTAGTAATACGCAACTTTGCGTCTAAACCCTCTTGGTTCGTCCTCATAGTCAGAACTTAGCTGTACAAAAC